CCGGATCCGCTTCGTGGGCAGCCGCCATCATCTCCGGCTCTGCGCCCAGGACATTGCGCAGAGGCTGGCCTTCTTTCGATTGCAGCTTGCCGCGGACACGTTTTCCAGCGCCCTCGCCAAGGGCCACGGCCGCGCGGTCAATCTGCCGTTCCGCCGCACCAGCACCTAGTTTCTCAACGCCCTTGGCTACTGCCTTGACAGCGGGGCCAATCGGCACAGGAACCGCGAGGCCAACGGCGCCGCCGAAACTGCGAGCGTTAGGGAACGCTGCCTTGTCTTCAGGAGACTCGCGAGCCGGCCCGCCGATTGCCTCGACTAGTCGGTTCCCGACAAACGGCATCACGGCGTCATTCACTCCGCGCATCGTCTCATTTCGAAACTGCGGGTTACCTATTGTTTTGCGCGGGTCTGTCGTCAGCAGGTCGGCGGCTTGCTGATTAGCAGATACCGCGGAATCCTTTAGATCGACGAAGCCCTGGCCAATTAGGTGCGCCGGATCCGTCTTCGTCCGGAACTGTGCGCGCTCCTTGCTGAGTTGATTCGCAAGCGGGTCTGACGACTGCGGCTGCTTGCCGAACTTTTTGACGTTCTCTACGCCAGCGGCGGCCTGCTGCTTCTTCTTTTCTTCGGTCGAGTCAAGTGCGTCGGCACGCGCCTCCCATCCGCCGGATGACGGAGACTCGGCATCGATCGCTTCGGCGCGGTCCTCCCAGCCCATTACATCACCCCAAGGTGACGCAGGAACTTCTCGGCCTTAGCGCGCTTCTCAGGGTTGCGCAACGCCGCGGTGGCCTCAATGGCGTCTTTTCGGTCGGCCTCGGGCAAGGCACGGATTTTGTCGACAGACGGCACTCCTGAACCGCTAGGCTTAGACTCTCCCGCGGGCGACTTTTCGCCACCTTCGCCGGGAAGCGGCTGCAATTGCCCTTGGAACTTCTTTTGACGATCGCGCAAGTGTTCAAGCGTCTTGTCAATCGCATCCGTGCTCACTAGGCCGAAGTTCTTAATCGTGTTAGCCTCGTGTGCAGTGGTGGCGTCAGAAGCGTTAGCCGTGGTGGTTGCGGCGACGGCCAAGACGGCGCGATTGTATGCGTCGCCCTGAGGAATACGATTGATAATCGGAAGTCCGTTGTCAACCTGCGTCTTCAGGTCTTCGAGACTCTTAATGGCGTCTTCGTACTGAATGGCACGGTCGGAGATGCTCTTAACGACACGCGGAGATGGAGCCAGGCCGATGGGAGTGCCGTTGACGTAGACCGTACGCTGTTCGAGCGCCGCATTTTTCTTTTTTTCGGCTGCGTCTTCAGCGTCAGGATTTTTTTCGACAGGAATAACCGCCTTGTTGGCGTCCTTGATTCCGATCTTTGAAGCCAGCGCGTAAAGGTCGGCTTGTGTAACCCCCGGTATCTGCGCTGCCTTGGCGAGAATCGCCATCTTCGCGGGGTCCTCAGGCTGAGAATTCGCAAGCTTCGCACGCTCAAGCGCCATCATGGCTTTGTCTCGCGTGAGTTGCTCGAAGCCCTTTGCGTATTCCTTGTCGCGTTCGTTCTGGAACTGCTTAACCAGGACGTTGTTTTCCGCTTCTTGCAGCGGAACGTTTTTGCGCAGAAGCATCGCCTTAGCTTCGTCTGCAACCGCACCAAGCGCCATTGCCTGGCGCAGTTTCAGCTTCGCAAGGTCATCGCGATATTGCGACTGCAAGTCCTGGACGCCGTTCTCCTTGTACTTGGCGAAGTTTTCCAGCGTCTGCAACTTCATCTGGTCTTTGCGACCCTGCGTTTCGATCATGCTCTTGATCTTCTCGGCGACCTGATTCGGGCCTCCGAGCTGAGACGAAGTCCAGCCGCCAAGGGCGTACGCGATGTTGCTACGAATCGCCTGTCCAGCCGTCCGGTCTCCCCAAAAGTCGTGCGGCTTGAAGTCCTTGACAGCTTCGTGCGCTTCGTCGGCAACTCGTCGCGCCTCCGCGATGCCGTCTTTCTGCGCTTGCTCCTCTGCTTGAACTTCGACTTGCTGATCGCGCTGCGCCTGTGCTTGCGACTCCAGTCCTTGCGCCTGAGCTTCGGCGGACTCTGCCAACGCAGGTCCGCGATTAGCCTGTGCATCGGCAAGGTCTGTGCCAGACCGATGAGCAAGGTCAAGTGCGCGTGTGTCGACGCCAGCGTTCGGAATTACAACGGGCGCTTTCTGCGGCGTCGAGGGAGCGGCAATCGTCTGCGTAGCCTCGGGAGCATCCGTCGTAACGGGAGCAATCGGAGGAATGCCAGGTCCCTCTGGCGTGCCGATTACCGGAGCGTTCGGAGCGGGAGACGGCGTAGCCATCGCGCTGGGGTTGACGGCTTGCTCCGCGAGCGCAGCGAGTTCCTCGTCGGTCGCCATGTGTTAGCCGAACAAAGAACCGATCAGGCCAGGGATTCCGCCCTTGCGCTTGGCCTCTGCTTCTGCGTACTGTTTGTTCGCGTCCTGATTCATTCCCTGTTGTGCCTGCTGACCCTTTGACGCAAGCTGAGAGAACGCAGCGCCTCCCTCGATGTCCTGGCCGGCCTGCGTGTTCGCGTTTCCGGCCATGTTCGCAAGCACGCCTCCCTTGGCACCGATGGCACCCTGGACCTCTTGGGCTCGCAGCGTCGCCGCGTTCTGTGACGCCTGCTGCTGGGCAGCGCCGATGTTACGGGCCGCCGCCTGTCGAGCGGCGAATGCGTTGGCTCCCCCCTGTCCAGAGGCAAGCGCCTCCTGTGTGCGTTCGATTCCACCCAGGGTTCCCGCAAGTTGCGTTCCAGCGACCGACGGAGCAGAGCCGCTGATAACGCCGTTCAGGTCCTGGATCAGCTGTCCCTGGCCAGATGCGGCCGCGCCAGCGTCCTTACGCGCCCCTGCCACCTGTCCCAGCAGCGCATTCCCCTGTTGGAAGTTGGAAGCTACCTGTTGGACGACATTGGGATTGACTACTTGGTTCTGCGGGTATGGATGTGGAGAGTTGAATACATTTCCCGTAGTTGGGTCGTAATAAAGCCCTGTAACCGGGTCTTTCTGCAAGTCCTGGAAGCTAGATTCGCCATTAGCCGTGACTCCTGGCTGCTGAGGAATCTTGTTACCGTTGCGCCCGGTTATGTTCGCAGGATCGGCAATGGAAAAGAAATTGTCAGTACCAGGAACGACGTATTTTGCTTTGTCTTCAAGCCAGTCAAACGCCATGGTTATCCTTTTGTATCGACGGTTTATGTGGACGACGGAGTTCGCGACGAAGGCGTACGGTTGAGATGCGAATCGACGCCAACCTCGAACGAAATCGTCTCTAGTTCGAACGACTTACCAGGGGAGTTGATCCCGGTGTAATCGCTTCGCAGGCGAATCTGGATCGAACTCATTTCGATCGTGTCGGGCTCGAAGGCAAGTTCAAGGGCGGGGTAAACGCTCGACGCTTGTGCTGCCTTAATCATCCACGACTCCGAAAATGTGCCATCTTCAGTCTCGTATGTGGCGTCTACGAGGAGGTTATACGCTCCGGCAGACGCTCCATATAGAAGGAACTTCCAGACACATTTCAGTCCCTTTACGCCAGCGAAGTAAATTGGCGCGGTAAGAATGTCCTGTGCGATCGCTACGTTGGTTATATCCTGCGTGGAGTCGTCGCGGTACGTATCGTAAGGTGTTTCGTCCTGGTAGTGCACGCTAATGTCGTCGGCGTAACAGAAGTTGCCGTTAAATGTGTGTACAAGGTTGATTTTGCGAGGATGAAGCCAATCTGCCCACGAGTAGTTAATTCCGTCACGTATAATCGACTGGAAGTTGTCAGCCTTGTTAAGGCCGAACATCGTTCGCTGTTTGTCGTTCGTGGCAATTCCATTGATTTCCTGTCCCAGGAAGTCAGAATACTCAGGCGCGGAAAGCTGCATGTTCTCTAGGCCGCGAGTCATGAGCCAAGGGAGACCGCCTGCCGAAGAGACGTACACGATGCCCTCTTTGACGACAGTGGAGATAGCAGCACTAGCGCCATTGGTAAACGGTAGTTTTTTCGGAGACTGGATATTGCCGTTTAGTCCGGTCGGGTCTGGCAACTGCGATATATCGAACTCCCAGATAGACCGCTCGCACAGGAGAATAACGCGCATAGAGTCGAGCGCTTCCATTGCACGGACCGTGTCTGAGGTAGGAATCAGAACGCGACGCGAATCAACATTGTACACAAGGGGCTCACCCTCGACCTTTTCGTCAGTGAACCAAACGGCGCCGTCATATCCGTATACGAACTGGCGATTACCCGCGATGCACCCGACAGAGTGCGCAGGGCACGGATCGTGCGGCTGAAGTCCGTTGTCCGTATACAGCACTTCGCCGACCTGAATATCGGCGCTGGTCTTGTTCAAGGTGAACGACCACGTAAGCGAGCCCATGTTGTTGAGCACCGGCATTAGGTCGTCTGTGACCTTGCGGTGGTCAGTTGAAATGACACCGCTATCGTCAATGAACGTCGAATAGACAGAAATCATCACATTCGATTTGCCGATCGTCTCGAACAGCGTCGGTCCGGTAATGGTGATGATGTTGTTGGTTCCAGTGAGCGTGACCATCTGCGGAACGCTAGGCCGAGACTTGATTCTGTTTCCGCGGGTGTCGGTGCTCTCAAATACAACGACAATCGAATAGTCCTTATTCTCGTCGAGGTTGCCCGCGTCGCTGTGACTCTGCGCAATCGTAAACGGCGAAGGGAACAGGTTGAAATTATCCTCGCTAAACAGAGCACCGGTGAACGAAGTTGCTATGGTGCCAGGGACAGTCAGTTGGTCCGCGTATTCAGTGGCTCGCCCGGTCTTGGACCATTCGATATCAGCAAGCCCAATCGTGCTGACAAACTTCGTCGAATTAAGCGCCGTAATCGGATTCACACCCGAACGAGCATAGGTAACCTCGTTGCGACTGAACGTCTCTGCCAAATACGCAATCGCACAGTGAACATTACCGAGCACATCGACATAGGGAGACGGCACGCAGCACGAATCGTGATTTGCGTTATTTGCAATGCCTGCCGCGCCCTGCCAGTCAGCGGCAGACGATCCGTGCGACCACATACCGCACGGCTGATTATCAGCCGTAGCGTCATTGTCGTCTGCGTGGTCATGAAGGAAGAACGTGGGTTGTTCTCCGTCGGTGAAGTACATGATCGACGTGAATCTACCCTCAAGTAGGAACACGCGGCTTGCCGGAGTTACGGAATTGAACGTGTGCAGCGTAGTTACGTCTGATACGTCCGTCCTAGACCTAACGGTCAGGTTAAAGACGTCTTTCGATGTCCCCAACTCACCTCGCAGGACGTTGTAGTTCCCAGCCGTGTCGACATGGCCAGAGAGCTGGCACATTTTCGTCCAAGAAAAACCAGATTGAACAACGGACTCGCGTAGCCACGTACCAGACGAATTGAATTCCTCGACGGTAATCGTGTTTACGCCATCGACGGTAGCAGCAAGACCGAGATAGCACCTGGTGGGATGTGACGGGTTCGTTAGCCAGAACGGCCGGTCCGCAGGCTGCCCAACGATGCCGTTGTAGTTGTGCAGCGTAGGGAATACGGTTCCAGTGCTGTGAATGAACGTGTACATCGCCTCATTCACGGTCGACGTAGCACCGTACCACGTAACGCCGAGACAATTGTATTGCACGTCCCACCAGTTAGCGCCGTCGCCCGGCAGGGTCTTAAGCGTCGCGAACAGATTAAACCCAACGTATGTGCCGTCTGCCAGGTAGACATTGGTCTGCATGGCGGTTCCGTACGAGTGAAAGATCCAAAACTTAATCCCGTCGGAGATGACCTTGATCTGAATAACGTCGTCAGTTACCGTGATTCCCATCTGCGTCGGGTTAACAATCATCGTGCCATCGACGTCACGGATGCACATATAGTTGCGTGTGTGGCCGGAAGGATCCTTCTCTTTCCACACGAAACATACGACGTTATTGATGCACGCAGAGTCTGGTGCCTTAATTTGAACGTTGCTCGTGTATACGCTTCGCTGGCGCGGAGACAGCGTGTGAATAACGCGAGACGTACGCGCCCACTGAGATGCATTCTCGGCAAGTACGTACGGGTTGTTTCCGGCGATGGAAACGAGCTGGCGCTCAAGCGAAGACAGAAGCTTAGGCGGCTGGTGGAAGCCTCCCGTCTGAGTCCAGAACGTTCCGGAATCTGGATTGATTACCTTCTTCGGGAGCTGGCGAAATCCTGTGCGCTGGATGGTGCGAAGATTCTGGCCTTCGAACTGATCAGCGACCGCGTTCGTCATGTGTTGCAGTCGCCCGATTGGCGCCGAGGTCTTAGGTGCTTGCTGATTCACCGATTGCAGGTGAAGATCTAGCGTGGTTTCGCTAAGTGGTGGCATATTAAACCGTTAAAATAATCTTCGCGGTCATAACCATTGTTGAATCCGGTCCTGGGCAGGACGGTGGATAACTCCCATTGTGGTGCACCTTACAACGCAGCCCGATCGTATCGCCGGTTGTCATGGCGAGCGCTACGGATCCGGTGTTGATGTGATACGCGCCGCTGGTCATTCCGGTTTGGCCGATCCCGGTACCCGTGCTGTTCTTCACCACTTCGACATCAACACTAAGAATATGCACGCCAAGATTAAGGTCATTTACATCAAGCACAAGACAGCACTTGGCGTAGCTTTTCTCTGGACGCCACTCGGCGGTATGGAATACATCGGCGATAGACGTAGTTTCTGCGTGAGTGTCAGGAGTGAACCAAAAATAACCATCCTGAGAGCCGTCTACGTAATCAATGATGTAAGATCCAACTCCTCGATATCCCATTGAGAATGGTAACTCAAATTTGTCAGCGCCGGCTGCGCCAGCCGGTCCAGTTGGACCCGTGGCGCCAGTCGCACCAGTTGCCCCTGCGTTTTCGACAACGGAGTCGGCGAACTGACGCACCAAGTCGAACTCTCTGTTAAGCTGGTCGAGGGTGAGTTTGTCCAGTCGGAACTGCTTGAAACGTTTAATCATTAGAACCGCCAACGGTTAATCGCATTGTACCCGCGAAACCGTCCCAGATCCTTAGTTGGCATTGGAATCGTCTTCGGTCCTCCTTTGCGGCCGGGGATTGAAGCGATGGCAGACTTGATCATGTCGGACTGCTTCTGGCGTAGCTGCTGAGCGTCTTCGACCATCTTTCGCTTAAGTTTCGCCATCGAAGCCGCGCCAAGCTCAATGATTTCGCTGAACCGCTCCATTTCAAACGCAAGCGCGTTGGGGAATGGCCGCAGTTGCAGGTCTACCCAGCGAGGGCAATACTCCATCACGTACGGCCCGGTCTTCACGCTCCGCTCCGGGTAGACAAACAGCTTCTGATCGCTGATCCAGTGCTTCCATTCTTGCGCAGCGAAACGGTCGTTGAGCGATTCTAGCGGCAGAATCGGCTGAAATGCGCCGTTCCCCAGGTCTAGATTAATGGCGATCGGCTTAAGGAAGTCGGACGGCAGTGGCGCGGCATTGGATACGGTTGCAGCGACGTACGGGCGGACTACGATATAGAACGCAATCGACCATGACGTTGCGCCAGGTGTCGATACTGCAATCTTCACTGTGTCAGACGCGGTGAACGTAGGATTGGCTTCGTCGCAATACACGCGGTCGGACGAACCATCTGGCACGACGAACTTGCTTGCCGTTGGCGCGGCATTAATCGTAATGGTAAACGTCGCATCACCAGACGTATTTGGCCCAACGGGCACGCCGATGAACGACAAAATCTCGTAGTAGCTAGGGGCAGCAATAAGCGGTCCCATCGGCAAACTAATGAGCGTGACGGAGTTGTCGATGGACACCTGGAATCCGTTGATCACTGGAGCATCGGCTGCCATATTGAACACGGTAGTTCCGAGGGTGAGCGTTGCGGTCTTCGTGATATAGTTCTCGCGGGAAGAGATGAGCATGTTGTAAAACTCGTCTCCTTCGTCATTGAGCCACGTTACGATCTCGTCGTCCGTGACGTGTTTCGTCCGCTCAATGTTCGCCCTGCTGCGAACCGCCGCGATGAGGCTGTCTGTAGTTTTCGCCATGATAAAGAAACGGCCGGGACCGGAGTTTACAAGGCTCCGATCGCCGGCCGTTGTCCCCTTTCTTACTGCTGAGAACCGGGTGCGGGAGCGTAGTGATTCAGGACAGCACCAGCGGCCCCGGCAACAATCCCAGCCCACCACGGGAGACCGGCCTGATGCGCGACAACCGGGACGACGACCGCTGACAGGTAACCAAGCACAGCCTTGAAATTCATGGTTCCTTTCTTAGTAGCTATCGGTGATTTTGCGAATCATCTCGCAGATTGCGGCACCGTTGCCGCTTTCGATGGCACGCTTGAGCGTGAGGCCGAGCTTGTCATCGGTCATCTCGCCTTCGGCGCTATCTTCCTTCGGAGTCTCAGACTCTCCGGGAACCTCAAGGTCGAAGGCATCCATCTCGCTCGCCATTACGCAAGCCCCGTCGAGTACTTAGGCTCGAAACTGAAGTTGACAACGTCTCCGGAGGACGGGTCAACGGCAACCCCGGGAGCCGTGGTGATCTGGAACGTGAAGGACGGCGAAGCCGCCGCAAGGTCGATTGCCGTCAGGATGTACTGGCAAGCACCTGAAAGGGCGAAGCTTGCCTGGACGGTGTGTCCAGTGAACCGGCAAAGATCGTTCGCTCCCCGCGAGAGGAATACCTGATATTTACCAGCTGAGAGGCGCGTGATTCCAGTGATTCCAGTCGACCGCCGCATGCTAGCGGACGACATGACAGGAACCGCGCCGGTGGCCCCAGACACAAACGAACAATGAACCGTCGGCGTGTGTCGGGTGCTGTCCTTGTGGACAGACTTCATGCTAGATCCTTGTGCCATGATTGATGCCTTTCCTTGGCCCTCCGATTAGCTGTTGAACGTGCCGTGGCCCTGGAAGCCGAAGGCGGTGCAGATCAGCTCGCAGGTAGCTACCAGCGACAACTTGTTAGCGTCGACACCGGCAGGCTGGAGCGAGTACCAGCCGCGATCCTTGCCAATGGGCGTGAACGGCACAGGGTTCGGAGACACCATGTCGATCCAATCCGTGTCGAGCGCATAGATATCGGTGTTGTCGCAGTCGGGAGAACCCTGCAAGATGACCTGCTTGCCGTGCGAGTTCAGGAAGCTGATCGCCTTGTTGCTGAACACCGCCTCGGGGATGCCGCGGCCGGACACCGTGACGATCTGGAACTGGCCTTCTCCGAGGTCGCGCTGAGCTTGGCGCCACTTGTCGGTAGAGCACAAGAACATGTCGACGTCGGAGCCAGAGATAGAGGAGATTTCGTCGCCCATGTTCTCGACGGCGTCAATTACGCTGTCATTGCCAAGCGAGAAATCGTGACCAGCCAGGAAGACAGCGTCAGACGAGCGGTCCGTGATGCCCTGGAAGTTCGCCAGGTCACCCGCAAGACGCGTGAACAGGCCCTTGAGGCCAACGGGCCACACGCGACCGGTGTTGTTGCTCAGGTTGCCCTTAAGCGACATGGCGTAACCATCGATCGAGGTGGCATCAAAGGACCCGCCAGCGGTTCCGGTCAACTGAGCGGTCGTGGCGCTCGCGTTGACCTTAGTCAGGGTGACATAGCCAGTCGCGAGAGCAGCATCGGGGGTAGCAGCGAATTCCACAACGTCGCCGGCCTTGTACAGGCGGGCGTCACGGCGATTCTTCAGCGTGATCGTGACGGTGCCGGTCGTTCCAGTGTGCGCCAGAACGTAGGACATTTCGCCGTAGCCACGGCCCATGATGAGCGTGTGCTCAAGAAGTTGTGAAGCGCGACCGCGGGCATCGCTCTCGGCATCGGCGTACAGGTCAACGCGGGAGTCTCCCTTGCCCATGCTGGATCGGTCTGCGGGTCCGTCGACGAGACCGAAGCCGAATACCTCCTTAGGCGACGCGGTACCCATGACGCGCGACACAACCACGGCATTCTGAGAGCCCGTGGTGTAGCTGCGCGAGACGGACGACCCGCCAAGTTTGATCGAGAACTCGTGCTGACGCCCACCGGCCTTCTTGCGTCCAATGGAGCGCAGAAGGACGTTCTTCGAGTAGATGTCCTGCGCGTACTTTTCAACGGACTTGGTAGCAAGCGCAGCGGCTTCGCTATCGGTGAAAATTCCAACTGCCATGGTGCCTTACCTTTCGCGTAATTACGTAAAGTCGATCTGAAAGACCGGCTTTTTTGTCGAGAGTGGATTACCTGTCTGTCCTGGCACTTTCGGCGTTGGCTTTGCCGACTCGGTAACGACGCGAAGCTTGCCGGAAGTCTGCGGTTGGTCCGTGAAGTCCAACTCAGCTCCCTGCACATTCGACGGTTTTTGAGAACCTCCGCGACTAATTCCACGGGCCGCAAATCGCTTCTCTCGCAGGTCGTGCAGTTTCTTAATTCCCTGCCTAATCAGGTCGGTTGCAACTTCGCGCGATGGATTAATTCCCTTCGTTTCGCAGAAAGCAACGACCTTTTCGGCAATAGAGCGCGCGTCATCCGAGTCGACCCAATAGTGAGTTTCGGATTCTGACTTGATTACCGTGTCAACGTAAGCGGCGGCCTTAACGAACCCTTGCTCGCGCTCAGCCTTCTCGCTCGCCTCGCGCGCCGACTTCTGCTCTGGCGTTTCCGCCTGGGCAGCCTTGATTTCTTCGAGCAACTCTCGCTTTAGCGCTTCCTTGTCAATCGGCTGAGGCGCGTTGGCCGAGTCGGGGTCAAGTAGCGCCTTCATGAGCTTGTCGCCCTCCCAGCCTTCGCTGTAGAGCAACGCGGGATTCCTCTTGATCGCCTCGTATTTGGCCTTGTAATCGTCGCCCTGAGAGACTGGAGCTGACTTCAGTTTCGTGAGTTCCTCTTGCGCTGCCGCAAGCTGTTTCTTGAGTTCACGCGCCTCCCGGCTAGAACGCGCGGCAACGGCAAGGGCGGCGTCAGCGTCGGGCGTCGAAACGGGCTTAGGAGTTTCCGCTGGCGCCTCGGCAGCAGCGGCGGTCTCTTGCGGTGCAAGCGTCGGCTCCCCGGTTGCAGGGTCGATTACCGGCTTGTCGGTTGCAGTGGTTTCGGTGGTAGTTTCGGCGGTAGGCGTTTCTCCGGGCATGGTGAAAGCGATATCTTCAGGCATTAAGTTACACTCCCATTGGTGGCGCAGCTTGCGCCGTCGGTGGCATTGGTGCGGCTTGTGGCGCAGGCATTGGAGCGGGCGACGGCGGTTGCTCCTTGAGTCTTTCGTCAACTTGCGCCATGTAGAGCGCAATCAGTTGCAACCGGTCACGAGCAAGGCGGCGAGTCTTTTCGATCTGGTAGCGGCGCGATGCGATGTCCTTAGCGGTAACCAAGTCCTGGAATGGCAACGGCACTTGAAACTCGCCAGTCTCAATCATTTCGTCTAGCTGCCACTGAATCAGGTCGATCGGCGCCGTCTGTTCGTCGTTAGAACTGCCGGTGACAGGGAAGCCCTTGAGCCTCTGATATTGCGCTTTCGTAATCTGACCAGCGCGGTACTGATTCTCGATTTCCTGCTGGCGGCCCGGGATACTCTGAGGCAAACCACTGAGAGGAAACGCCCTGGCCTTGCCGCCCTTGACGGCGCGCTCTACCTCGGAGAAGTCAATCTTCTTGCCGTTGCGCGTGACGTTCGGCTTCGCATCCTTGGCGAGCCGTACCGCCAAGTCTCCCAGTTCCTCTACCGAGGATTCTTGGCCTAGAGAGACCGCGCGGTGCCTGACGTCGCTTATCTGCATCTCGCTTTGCATCGCGACGCTAGCGGTAACTCCCGGAGACGACTGACCCTGAACCTGTGCCTCCGTGATGCCGACGCTGAACAACCCGCTATTACGCAAGTCCTTCATTCGCTGGTAAAGCTGAGCCGGGGGCGGCAGACCTTGCTCAAACTTCACGGGCTCGTTCGTATACTCAATGATTGAATTTCCACTGAGTGCGTCAGGATCGACGTTATTGCCGACGCGGGTTTGAACCCGGTTCCACGCACACACGCGCTCCTGTTCAGCAACGTTGTCAGTGATGCGGTCAAGCTCGCGCTGAATCGGAAGGATGGTTTCTACGCAGCCCTTGCCACGCACTGAACCGGAGATCGCTTGCCACCTGAACCGCGCAAGCGGTGGTTTCTCATGCGTGTATTCACCGGAATCAAGCAGCACGTTATCGACGGCGACTACATACTTCCCGTTCTCATTTCCGCGTCTGAGGTAATACCCGACACAGATTGCAAGCGTGTCCTGATATCCCGCTGGCATCGGGAAAAACCCCAGTCGACAACCGGGCGCAGATTGCAGCGCGTCCCTGATCTCAGTCTCCCTCGGACCTGTCGCGTACTGCTTAATTAGATCGTCGCGATCCATGAACAATCGAATCTGCCAGGCGCGCGGATTCTCGCCGGCAGTTGGGTCAATTAAAATGCAATCGTCATCAAGGCGTTGAAGCTCAATCTTTCCAGGCAGAGAGCGCCCGAACACCCAGCCGGTCCCGACGACGCCGCTGTCTTTGCCGGCCGCCTGAACCAGGTCCCAAAGATTTAGGTCAGACCAAATCTGATCGGCCCACGACGTCGCTTCCTTGCACGACCGTCGAAGCTTGTAATTGTCGTCGTTTGGCGCAAGCCACTCAAGAAACGGACGCTGGCACCAAATCTTATTCTCGAACGTGTCAATGGCGATCGCGCAGATATTCTCACTGGGCGGCGTGAACTCCGCGTTGTACAGGTCACCGCCATACGTGAAGTCGTCGCCGCTGACGTTCTGTCCTGGCATCGCAAGGCCGTAGGACACGGGAGCGCGTCCAGTAGCCACCATGTGGTATGCGTACGATCGGAAGCGGGCAGGACGCTGCGACAGCTCTAGCGCCTGGCAGTATAGCGTCAGGTCTTTAGCGACCGTTTCCTCTTTACTGTCCCACCAGTGTTGCAGGCTATCGGAGCCCTGCCTCTTGCCCTTCTCGGTAAACCCGATACCGCCGATTTTGTCAGCCATTACACACCAGGCCGCTTGGCTTCGTCAATAACGGGCTCAAGCGCCGCGTCCATTAGGCTCTTGCGCGGCTTCGGCGCGTCAGGATCCTTCTCTTTCGGTTGCGGCGTTACGGTCTTCGGGTAGAACGTCACTTCAACGAATCCGATATTGTCGGTTCGGAATGACTGAACCCCGAACTCCTGCGCAAGTTCGAAGAGTTTGCGATAATCAGACGCGTCCATGGTGCATCCCTGCACCATCGACGGTTAATATCTGCGGTCGACCTTCTGCGGAGCGCGGAGCGGTTGACGGTTGCCGAGAATAGCGTTTAGTTTAGTTTGCTTTTGCACATAGAGACCCTGTGAAGACTTCGAATACATCTTCTCAATCTCCGCTTCGATGGTCTCCTCTTCTGTAAGGGGACGCTTCTTCTCTTTTGGCTCAAGTGCAAATCCAGGGACGCCCCAAAGCGCCGCCCTGAGCGCGTCTGCGACGTCGGGGTGTGGAGTTTTCTTGTCGTATTTGTTCTTACACGCTGCTCGCTCTTTCAAATCCCAATGTACACCAGCCAAATCAGCAGCGAGATTAGGAGTAAGCTCGCGATTAATGACCAACCGGCCCGACTGAAAAAGCCCGTTGACCCTTGGGATTTCGAAATCCAGCGACTTCGGAGGAACAGGTTCGAGATAGATACTGAAATCCCGGTTGTGAGTAGTCGCAAGCATCCCCTTAGCGGCAGAGCCATAGTCATAGAAACTACGGAGCGGCTTAAATCTTTTCTGTGCTTCTTTGAGAACGGATGCTGTCTGACAATAATCGCCGCCATCGCCCTTCGCGCTAACAGATTCATATACCGGCCAAATCGTTTCACAACCATTTTTCACCCCCAAAACCACTGTCGCTTCTCGATCTCTAACACCCGCTGGGTCCGTGCCGGAGAAATACATGTCGCACACCGGCAGTCCTTCGAAGACGTGCTTGATTGGATCCCATCGGTAGACTCGGGCGGCATTGTCGGCTTCTGGCCACTGTCCGAGCCAGTGACGGATGAAGTCGGGGTTGTCTTCGCCAAGTTCTGCCTTGGCTGCTGAAAGTTGCGTATCAATTGAGTCAGGCGGGAGATGAGGGTTCCTTCGCATATGGCCACTGTGAAAACCATAGAGATGAGCCTTATCACCGTGTGTAATGTCCCACCAAAAACCGATGCCTCTAATCCGTCCAGGAATGCCAAACAGCAGAATGCGACCACGCCAGCGCATAAGCGCGGGGCGGCACATCTTGATAATACCTTCGAGATCAACTGCGTCTTGCGACTCATCGATAATCAGTCTGACTAGTTTAAGTCCCTGTAGCTTCTCCAACTCAGATGGGCGTCCAGAAAAAGAATACAGGACTGCGCCGTTATCAAAATAAACATCGCCATCGATAAGGCGAGGATTACCGGGTATGCGATACTTCTCGATAAGAGTCTCATAGTCGCGAGCAATAACCTTATCGGCGTGCTCGATGTCGAGGTCGACATAAGCGGACTCGCTACCAGGGTGTTTAGAGCCGGCGTCGAGTAACTCCACAGCCGCGAGAGTCGTTTTACCAAGTTGCCTTGTCCCTTCTAGAACGCGGTCGCGCGCCTGGTCGCTGAATACTTCGTACTGGTCCGGATAGAGAATATCTTGCGGATTCCATTCAAGCTTCGCCGCTTGCTTTCTGCGTGCAAGTTCGGCGCGCGCCTGGGCTGCGGAGATGCGTGCCATTACAACTCGTCTTTGATTTCCTTGCGCACGAGTTGCCGAGCGGCCCGTTTCTCTGCTCTTCCGCTAGTTCGGTCTTTCTTGAGACGCTTGTGCCACGGATGGCAGAACTTGCACTCAAGCCAGTCCCATTTTGCAGCATTGAGAAACTTTCGATACCAGTCCACTACGAATACCTCTTCTTAAGAAACCCAATGCTCACGAACATCGGATCAAACGTCCCGTTCTGCACCTCGTTTAGCATCCAGATTCCGCGCTTCGTGGCATTGCCCTGTTCTGTTAAGTACGCTTCGTCGTGCTGGTAGCAAATTCCCGAGAACAGCGCGATGCGCTGCGTGTACGGGTGGATCGCCATGTCGATGCGCTGGACGTGGCCCATCACGCACGACTGCTGGCGTGTGCGCAGAAGCGCAGCCGCAGACGACACCGGGCGACCCATCGAACCGCTAACGAAGTAATGGCTGTACTCGATGCCGTCGATGCGCGCGACGCTCAAGAACGGGTGAACCTTCCACCCGAAGTCGCGATAGCCAAGGTCGTCGACGCTAATTGTACCAATGAGGCGCGGGTTAGACTGCGCCTCGCGGGTGATCCGATCCTCGTGATTGCCAAGCGTGAGGTGCATTTCGGGTTCGTAACGTCGGCACTTTCGGATGGGTGCCAATAGCTTGCCCATTGCTTGCTTGGTGGACTTGACGTCCTCGGAGTAGCGCGTTCCCTCGGCGGACGCTTGACCGACGGTGTAGCTATTGAGCGAGACCATGTCTGAAAAGTCGCCAATCTGCACAATAACGTCGGGTTGCTTTTCAGCTATATAATTTCCAATCCACCTTAAGTGGTCTTTTGCAACGTCCGGGCGATCTTGTACGTCGGGGATAACGCAGTGGATCCGGCCAAGACGTTGTTTCATGTTCCGAGTACCACTCCGTTTACATCTGCGTGTTCAAGGCAACTTCGCGTCGACTTCCCGACCTTGGCGTATGAAGCAGGCTGACCGCATCCGATGAACGTGCAGGTTTCGTTGTTGCTGACGACAACCCATTTATCTGACTGCTTATCTGCAAACTTAGGACACCACGTACCGTAACGCTCGCGCCACAGGTAGTCAATTGCCTTCTCAAGGTCCCGTTCGCGC